AAGAAGATAATTACCTAGCTAAGAAGAAACAGGAACTATTAGGAGGTTAGACATTATGTCAATGACTGAACTAGAAGCAATTGAAATCTTAGAGTTAATAAATAATGTCTACGATATGAAATTCAATAAAATTAAGTACAACCTTTGGGTAGAACAACTCACACAATATGGGGATTTCGACAGAACACTACACAAAACAAAGAAATATGTTAGAGAAAGTCGTTATAAACCTACGATTGCACAAATTATTGATCGCAAACCACCAGAAATGAAAAGCGCAGTGATACCAGAAGAACAGACTGATAAATATAGAATGCAGCACGATAAAGAGTTTAGAGAGAGAAGGCGACAATTAAGAAAACAATGGCAAAAGATGAAAGAGGATTGGGGGTTAGATGATGAGTATTGATGTGTTGAGTACCGAAGAATCTATTATATCTAACCTCATGCGTAACCCAGAGTTACTAAGTAAATTCAGATTGAAACCTGAAATGTTTACTGATGAAAAATTAAGAGTGTTCATTGAGTATGCACTAGAGCAGGGAAAAGTCGATGTAAACCAAATCTACTTTAAAAGTCGTGACGATAATGAATTTATATCTACTGACCGATTAGGTCGTTTATACAACTCAGATGGCACTGACAAGGCGTTTTTTATGGACGACCAATTGAACCTATTACAAGAATATGTTTTGTCACAAGCTCGTGAGAAGCTCACAGAGTATCAATCAATGCCGAGTAAAGAAAATTTTAATTATCTGGTAGAGGAATTAGAGAAATTAAAAGGTATGACAATAAAAAAAGCAGACGCTACTGATAGTTTTCTAGCTGAAGTTGTAGAAAATATTTTATCTGATGAACCAAAACAATTTGTTAAAACTGGTATTGCTTCTATAGATAACAAAATCATTGGTTTTGAACCAGGTCAGTTGAATGTATTAGGTGCAAGACCTTCGTTAGGTAAAACTTCTCTTGCATTAACGATGATGTGGAATATCGCGCAGCGTGGGTACCCTACAACGTTCTTTAGTTTAGAAACTGGAGGTAACAATATCGTTGAGAGATTAGTTGCAACAATAACAAATATTCCACTATCTAAAATTAAGCAAGGCAATGGATTAAATGATGATGAAGTTTCATCGGTAATGTCTGCTATAGATCAAATTAAAAAATGTAATTCTTTAAAGATTGAGGACCAAGCACAAATGACACCGCAAGATGTTCGAGAAGTTGCTTCGCAGAAAACAGATAAACCTCACGTTATATTTATTGATTATCTTACACTCATGCAATCAGATGTACCTCAACGTGATAGACGGTTAGAAGTTGAAAAGATTTCTCGTGATTTAAAAATTATAGCTAAAGAAACAGGTTGTATCATTATCGCACTATCTCAATTAAGTAGAGGTGTAGAAAGTCGTAGTGATAAGCGTCCGATGATGTCTGATTTAAGAGAAGCAGGAGGAATTGAGCAAGACGCGAATATGATTTTCTTCTTATACCGTGACGATTATTACGACCAAGACCAACAAGACAACATTACAGGCAAGTCGGAAATTGAATTCATTATTTCTAAAAATAAAGACGGAGAAACAGGGGTGGCACACCTTGATTTCTACAAGAAAACGCAGAGGTTTTATGGATGAAAGTTTATGAGTATCAGCAACTTTTAGGTTTTATGTATCGAGAGGATTATAAAGAAGATCCAATCATAGCCAAAATATTAATTGAGTCTGGGTGGGCAATTAATAGGTTGCTTGACGCCGGCACCATTAAACCTTTTGACGATTACGAAAGCGTTAAAGAATTAATCATGAATGAAACGAAGTGGAGGCAACCAGATGGGACTTATCGACGGACTTAAAAAGCAATACACGTTATATCAGATTGACGGTTGGGAGATGTGCAGTGTAACGCCGTTAGGAGAAGATACATTCAAACTAGGTAACTATGCAGGCATACACTTTAGAAACACATTTTCAGGAACGGTAACGAAAGATGAGCTAGAAAAACTGAAACGCAAACATAAGCTTTTCAGAAAAGAAGAATTGCAACAACAGATGACAATTAACGAATTATTATTTTGAGGTGGAGTTATGGAAATAGAGATTAATTTTAATGATACGTATAAGGAACCTATCGGCTCTCCTCGTCCACGTTTTAGGAATGCAGGTAAATTTGTTCAAACATACATGCCAACGTCTTATACAAAGCATAAGGCGTTCATACAGAGTCAGTTACCTAAAAAAATGTTGAATAGTAGATTGAAAGTATCAATATATTTTTACTTTACTCCACCTAAGAGTTGGAGTAAGAATCAAAAGTTAATATCGATAGGTCAATACAAACGTACGAAACCAGATATAGACAATTTAATCAAAACAGTTCTAGACGCTGCTAACGATCACTTATGGAAAGATGATAACCAAATTGCACACATTGAAAGTTTTAAGCAATATGCAGAAGAGCCAAAAATAATCATGAATGTAGAGGAAGTGGAGTGAATGGTAGACAGAGAAGAAACAATTGAAGTTGAAGCAACACTCAAAGTGAGATGTAAATATCCGGTATGGATAAACAATCGTATTACGAAAGAAGAAGAAAAAGAGCGCATTTTAGATTTAATCAGTAAGAACCCTGACAAAGAGTTGATGAGCGAAGATTTTAAATTAATTGAATTGGTAGAGGTGGAGTAAATGGAATTAGCAAGAAATAGAACAGTTGAATTTAAAAACAATAAATTATATTACGTTGTCAGAACTAAAGAGCAAAAACACTTATTGCCAGTAGAGGATGTACACGAAGCTGAATACACAGGCACACCCTGGAAACTCATTGTAAGACGTATTAAGTATTCTGGCTATAGTCCTGAAGAAGCTTTATTCGAAGATTATAACGAAAAAGACACAGAAATGAAAGAGAGAAAACGACTATCTCAATTAGAACATGAGGACAGAATGAGGTTAGTAAGACTAGAACGACAAAAAGAGTTAGACCTAAGACGTAAGAAACCACACTTATTCAACGTACCTCAAAAACATTCTCGTAGCGAATGGTGTACGTACCTTATGGAGAATGACATCTTCCCTAGAAAGGTGGTTAGATCATGAGTGTTAAAGATTTGAATAGAGGCGATAGAATCAGAATGCAAGAAGTTAACGGTGTTGAAATTACAGTGCTAATAAAAAGTGTATATCGTTTAGTTCAGTCAAAACTTGATATGGATAAATGGGTTGCTGATGTAGAAGCAATTGACGGTAGAACTTGGACTATTGATGATAGTTACGATTTTTACTCATTGGCTAATGAAAATGAACCTGTGGAAATGACGTTAGATGACAAGGTTAACCGCCCTTCACATTATACGTATGGAGATATAGAAATTATAGATTTCATAGAGCAGGTCACTAAAGATTACAAACCAGAGTTAGCATTTGCGATTGGTAATGCAATTAAATATATAAGTCGTGCTAATCGTAAGAACGGTAAAGAAGATTTAGACAAGGCACGTTGGTACCTGAATAGAGCATTTGAGAAGTGGGAGGGTTAATAAAATGAGAAACACATTGACAGATTTAAACAATCATTTATTTGCACAATTAGAAAGACTAAGTGATGAAGATTTAAAAGGCGAAGAATTAAAAGAGGAGTTACAAAGATCTAATGCAGTTTCTAAAGTAGCTCAAAATATCATTAATAATGGCAGTTTGGTCCTGCAAGCACAAAAGTTTAAAGATGAAAAATTAGATGCAGAATCAGAAATCCCTAAGTTGTTAGGAGAGTAGTCTTTATGAGGCATGTATGGACTGGTGAACACGAAAAATTTATCCGAGATAACATCAAAGGTAAAACTAAAAAAGAAATGACAGAAATGTTTAACAAAGAATTTGGTGCTGATGTCACTATAGAGAAAATGAAAGGTTTTTGTTCGAGAAAAAGGATAAGAAGTGGCGTTGATTGTAAATTTAAAAAAGGTGTGCCTTCTTGGAACAAAGGAAAAAGCTTTCCGTCTAGAGGCAGAAGCTCTGAAACTCAATTCAAAAAAGGTCAAAAACCTGATAACACATTTCCTTTAGGAACGATAAAAACCACTACTGACGGTTATAAGTTTATAAAAATCAAAAAACGAGGTTCTAAAAACGAATGTTGGAAACAATACACACATTATTTGTGGGAACAAAAGCACGGACCTGTGCCCAAAGGATATTGTTTAATACATTTGAATCAAAACAGGTCAGACTGTAGCGAAGAAAATATAGCATTGGTAAGTCGTAAAGAATTAGTACGTATTAACAAACTTAATTTAACTTCAACTGATCGTAACTTAACTAAAGCAGGAATCAACTTTGTTAAATTATTACACAAACAAAAAGAAGTTAAGGACAAAATAAATGCTACTAAGTGACACGGTATCTCAACGTTACAAATACAACACACAAGGCAAGACACCTACAGAAGTACAGCAGGAATTACGCAAGCTAGGTGTCAAAGGCTTTGTGGTTAAGGTAGCAGGAAGCAGAGTGACGATGAAAGTTGAGAAAGAAAATATAAGAAAGAATAGGGAGTGTTTACAATAGACATCAACAACCTATACACCTATAAAGCGACATGCACCAATGTAGTAGACGGAGATACTTTGGACATCTTACTGGACTGTGGCTTTGATACCTACGCTAAACGTCGTGTACGTTTGCTAGGTGTCGATACGCCAGAGAGAGGACAAGAGAATTATAAAGAGGCAACAACATTAACTAAATCATGTGTAGAAAACAAAGATATATACGTTCAGACTTACAAGAGCGATGTGTTCGGTAGATACCTAGCTAATGTATGGTACGAGGACGGGAAACGTAGTTTGAATGATGAGTTAAGAAATGCAGGGCTATTGAAAGAAAACTCGAAATGGAATGAGGACGAGTAAATGGCGGAAGTCAAGTTATCGCAAGAAAGTTATGATGAGTTGTTAGCAGATATAACAACACTGAGAGCGCAAGCAGATGTTTACTTTGAAAAATGGCAAGATGCGAAAAAGAAAGCAGAGGCGTTTGATTTAATTAGTAACTCTTACACAACTGAAATTAAACAAGCTTTAAAAAATAAAGAGTTAAATCAATGCTTATTCTTATTAGAGCAAATATTAGATGACTTGGAGGCAAACAATGAGAGATAAAGATTATAAACGCGCTTGGCTAGAGTTGAAAGAAAAGAAATTAAAAGAATATGTGGAAGTACATCGCTCAGTAAATCAAATAATAACACCAAACAACCAATACCAGTTATTTCAGATAGCTAATGCAATGGTAAGTAAAAATGAATTATCTCGAGATTTAAAATATATGGACCAACTAGACGGGACACATGAGTTTCAAAAATTATTAAGTGATTTGGAGGCTTGCAATGGACAATAGAGAGTTTATCCAACGCTGCATAGTATCATCTACAGCTTTTACAGGGCACGACGGGTGTTTACTAATCAAAGAGCTTAACGAAGTATATCGCAAAGCAGAGTTGTACGACAAGATAGTGGAAAGTAATTCAAAGATTTTAGTAGAAAATGGAGGAACAATAAATGACAAATACATTAGAAATTAAATTATTATCAGAAAACGCGACTATGCCGAAAAGAGATAGATTAGATGCTGGGTACGATATCTATTCAGCAGAAACAGTAATACTTGAGCCACAGGAGAAAGCAGTAATTAAAACAGACGTAGCAGTAAACATTCCTGAAGGGTATGTAGGGCTATTAACTTCAAGAAGTGGTGTAAGTAGCAAGACATATTTAGTGATTGAAACAGGCAAAATAGATGCAGGCTATCAGGGTAATCTTGGGATTAATATTAAGAATGATGATTTACCGAGAATACCTAATTTACGTCAGGCTAAGTATAAGAATTTAGAGAACCGCTATATTGAAACAAATGAAAAAGAAACATATAAACTTGGCACTTACAAAATCAACAAAGGCGACAAACTCGCACAGCTCGTTATCGTGCCTATTTGGACACCAGAGTTAAAAGAAGTAGAGGAGTTTAGCAGTGAGTCGGAAAGAGGAGAGAAAGGCTTTGGATCAACAGGATACTAAAGACATATACGAAAGAGTAAAAGAGGTGCTGGGGAAGTGACACAAAACTTAATCACTGAGATAAAAGATAGTACAGGATATATTCACAGACACGTTACTAAAGTTAAAGAGAATGAATACATGCGTGTAGTAGAAGCAGATAGCAAAGAAGAGGCAAATATAAAACGAATACAAGCTATAAAATTACCTGATATAACGTTAAAAGATAGATTAAAAGGTATTGTTGGTAGATTTTTTAGAAAATGATTAGGAGTGAACGGAATGATAGTTTATTTACCGCATTATAATAACGGAGAAGAAACTTGCGACAATTCACATGGTATAAGTGATAAAGCATATACATCTTTAGAAGACGCTATACAAGAGATAAAAGAACTGGGATATGTTATACAAGAAGATAAAAGCGATGAGATTGAACTTATGGGTTTTCCAGATATTGAAATAAACAGTGAAATTTTACCATTTGTTTTTTACAAAGAACCTTTCAAAAGATTTAAAAAAACGCCAACTTACTCTTTTGATGATAGAGAATTTGCGTTTATTAACAAAATAGAATTAGTGGAGGGAGAAACTGATGTTTAAACGTATATTAAAAATTTGGTTCATTATTATGATGTATGAAATCGGAAAATTTTTAGGTAAAGAGTTGTATTTCTATTTAACAGCTAATGATGATGTGGAAGTACCTAAGGACTTTAACGAGAATGACCATGCTCATTTAAATGGCATATACGGAGGTTATTAATGTGATTTGGATAAGTTTTTCATCGGTAATAATTGTGTTAGTACTGTGTATTTTTGCTATATATAAGTGGATTAAAGCAGAGAAAAGAGTTAATGAGTTACAGGAAGATAAACATGGATTGCAATTAGATAAGTTACATTTAGAAAGAGAGGTATCTTGGTTGAAAAATAAGGATAATAAAAACAACATAGGCAAATACGTGGTTGAGTTAAAAAAAGGAGTATATTTAGTGAAAAAATATATAGGTAGTTATGGAAACACATGCATAATCACTGACAATGTATTTGAAGCTTTATCTTACGACGATTTATATTCAGCTAAAGAAGATGCATGTAGTTTTAACGGACGTGTACTAGAACACAAACCTAATTTAGAGGTGGTCAAACAATGTGGGGCGTAATAGCAATCATTATATTAGTTTTACTACTATTTGGCTCTATACTTGAACAGAATGATCTAAAACATCAGTTAGAAGTAAAAGATTATGAAATTAAGACCTTGAAAGATAAGTTGGAGGGTAAGTGATGTTTTATAAATCTAAGTGGATTAGATTAAAGACTCTAGTTCTTAGTTTAATTTTGATGATGCAAAACGATAAAGACCGTAGTACCCATGTTAAAATCGGTGAAATTGTAGCTTTAGAAAGTATATTAAGTAAAATGGATGAATATGACGGCGGTAATGATTTTCAAAATTTAAAGTACGAAGAATACAAAAAGCGAATTAATAAAAAAGGAAACTAAAGGAATGGAGGGTAAGTATGATAACGATTGAACGACATGATATAAAGAAGTTAGAAGATTATATCAAGAACATAGAACGCTACAGACGAGAGTTAAAAGTAAGAGAGTATGAACTACTAGAAAACCACGAACCCGAGAATGTAGGCGCAGGTAAGAGTAATATACCAGGCAATCCTATTGAGAGAGAATCAATTAAGAAGTTAAGCGACAATCGTTATAACAACTTACGCAACATTGTAAAAGGTGTAGATAAGCTTATATATGAATCAGACGAAGATACACAAGACTTAATGCGCTTGAGATACTGGGAATGTCCTATAGGTTGTAGTGAGTGGGAAGATATAGCTGACTACTTCGGAACAAGTAAGACAAGCATATTAAGACGACGTGACGCAATGATAAATAGATTGGCAGAATTTATAGGTTATGTGTAAGGTGGACTTTTGAAGTGTGTAAGTCCGTTTATAATCGGTGTATTATGATATTGTAAGAATTACCTCACAAGACATAGTGTTTATCCTTTCGCACTATGGTGGGGTATTCAATATCGAAGTGATTGGACAAGTGTTTATCGTCTTTAATTAGACGTTGCACATCCGATTGCTTAACTATCCGTCAGGGTGGCGGGTAGTTTTATTGAATCTTACAACACGGCTTCCGATAAGTTGGTATGAATACTTGACATTTAATTTTCCTCTCTTTTACATAGTTATCCGTGAGAGCACACGGGTAACTTATTTTTATGTATTGATGTGACATAGAGGTGTGACATGAGTACATAAACTCAAATAAATAACAAAACATAATCATTAGGCACTGTTTACGCAGTGTCTTTTTTTATACGTCAAACAAAGGTGTTTAACCGTGAGAGTAGGTGGTAATATACGATGACGAAACTGAACCTTAAACAACAAACATTTGTTGATGAGTACATTAAGACAGGTACTGCTTATCAATCGGCAATCAAGGCTGGTTATAGTGAGAAATACGCAAAATCAAGTAGTCATAAATTGTTGGAAAATGTGGGAATAAAAGCAGAGATAGACAAACGAATGGAAAAACTGAAAAAAGATGCAATTGCAGACCAAGACGAAATACTTCAATATCTCACTTCTGTATTACGTGGGGAAATAACAGACCAAGAACTCATACCGATTGGAATTGGTAGAGGGGAAATGGAAGTAGAGTCTTTAGAAAAACGATCAGATACTAACGCTAGAACTAAAGCTGCAGAATTATTAGGTAAGCGATATATGATGTGGACAGACAAGCAACAAATCGAAACGACTGCGATGGTGCATTTCGATGATGATATCAATTAAATTATCCGAACTGTTACCTAAACACTTTCATAGCTTATGGAAAGCAACTAAGGACAAAGAAAAACTTAACATAGTAGCTAAAGGTGGACGTGGTAGTGGTAAGTCGTCTGATATATCTATCATCATTACACAGTTAATCATGCGCTATCCTATGAATGCAGTTGTAGTACGTAAGACAGATAATACATTAGCTACATCAGTATTTGAGCAAATCAAGTGGGCGATAGAAGAACAAAAGGTGTCACACCTGTTCAAAGTTAAAGTGTCGCCAATGGAAATTACATACGTACCTAGAGGGAATCGAATTATCTTTAGAGGGGCACAGAACCCCGAACGATTAAAGTCGTTAAAAGATAGTCGGTTCCCTTTTTCTATCATGTGGATAGAGGAGTTAGCAGAATTTAAGACAGAGGATGAAGTCACTACAATTACTAACTCTATGTTACGTGGTGAATTAGATGACGGATTATTTTACAAGTTTTTCTTTAGTTACAACCCTCCTAAGAGAAAACAATCGTGGGTTAACAAAAAATACGAAACCTCATTCCAACCGGATAACACATTCGTACACCATTCAACGTACTTAGATAACCCTTTTATTTCTAAACAGTTTATACAAGAGGCAGAGAGTGCGAAAGAACGTAACGAACAACGTTATCGTTGGGAATATATGGGTGAAGCGATTGGTAGTGGCGTTGTACCGTTTAATAACTTACAAATAGAAACGATACCCCAAGAAATGATTGATGGTTTTGACAACATAAGGAATGGCCTTGACTTTGGATATGCTGACGATCCGTTAGCGTTTGTCCGTTGGCATTATGATAAAAAGAAACGGGTTATTTACGCTATCGATGAATATTACGGTGTTCAGATTAGTAATAGGCAATATGCAAACGAAATGTGGAAAAGAAAATATCAGTCAGACGACATTTACGCTGACCATGCCGAACCTAAATCAATAGCTGAATTAAAGCAAGAACATGGCATGAAAAAAGTAAGACCGGTTAAAAAAGGACCTGATAGCAGAGAATATGGTGAACAATGGCTATCTGATTTAGAAGCTATCATAATAGATCCAAAACGTACACCGAATATAGCAAGAGAATTTGAAAACATAGATTATCAAACTGATAAAGATGGAGATATTATTCCTAAATTAGAAGATAAAAACGACCATACAATTGACGCCACTAGATACGCCCTAGAGCGTGACATGAGGCAGAATAAACTTAGCATACTTACGTAAACGAGGTGATTAGCATTAACTGGCCATGGGACAAACCATATCACGAACAAGTGGTAGAACAAATCAAACCGAAGTATGAAACGCAAGAAGAAATGATATTGCGCTTAGTTAGAGAACATAAAGAGAACATAGACAATATCACAATGGGGGAAAGATATTATAATCATCACCCAGATATACTAGACGCTCCTTTTAAAAGAGATGTGAACGGTTACTATGACGAAACTAAACCGGATTGGCGCATGTACACAAATTATCATCAAAACTTAGTAGACCAGAAAGTAGCTTATGCAGTAGCTAATCCGGTGACATTTGGTGTAGATAACGACAAAGCATTAAAGCAAATACAACATACACTTAATCACAAGTGGGATGACAAGTTAGTAGATATATTAACTGCTGCGAGTAATAAAGGTATCGAATGGGTTCAACCTTATGTAGATGAAGAGGGGGAATTTAAAACGTTTCGTGTGCCTGCAGAACAAGCTATTCCTATTTGGATTAATAAAGAAAGAGATGAACTACAAGCATTTATCCGTGTGTATGAGTTAGACGGAGCAGAACGTGTTGAGTATTGGACGAAAGATGATGTGACATACTATGAGTTGAAAGAAGGACAACTTATTCCTGATTTCTATCGTAGTGATGATCATATACAACCTCATTATTATCAAGGTAATAAATTGATGAGTTGGGGGCGTGTTCCTTTTATTCCGTTCAAGAACAACCCACAAGAAGTATCTGACTTATTCATGTACAAAACAATCATAGATGCGTTAGATAAGCGATTATCAGATACACAAAACACTTTTGACGAATCAGTAGAGTTAATCTATATCTTAAAAGGTTATGAAGGTGAAGATATGAAAGACTTCATGCATAACCTTAAATACTACAAAGCAATTAGTGTTGCAGGAGAAAGTGGATCCGGTGTAGATACTATTAAAGTAGAAGTTCCTATTGACTCTGTTAAAGAATACACGAAGATGTTGCGTGATTACATTATAGAGTTTGGGCAAGGCGTAGACTTCCAACAAGATAAGTTTGGTAATAGTCCTAGTGGTATTGCACTTAAGTTTATGTATAGCAACTTAGACTTAAAAGCTAACAAGCTAAAGAACAAGACGCTTACTGCATTACAAGAACTATTACAATACATTATCGACTTCTACAGATTAGATGTGAAAGTGCAAGATATCGAGATTACATTCAACTTCAATGTAATGGTAAATGAGTTAGAAAACTCTCAAATTGCTATGAATTCTACAGGGTTATTATCTAAAGAAACTATTCTTTCTAATCATGCTTGGGTTGAAGATCCTGTAGCTGAAATGGAGAGAATAGAACAAGAAAACATAGAACTCAATCAACAACTCCCTGACATTGAGGAGGGATTGAATGGCGAACAACAAAGACAAACCGAAGATAACCAACCAGAATGACATCGACAATTACATCGACAAACTGATTAATCAAGCTGATAAAGAAATAGAAACTCTATTCGCTAAACGTTTGAAAGAAATCAAACAGATTATTGCAAATATGTATGAAAAATACGATAGAGATGAACCACAAGTGACGTGGACTGAATTCAATAAATACAACAGGCTCAACAAAGAACTTAATCGTATAGGACAAATGTTGTCACAGGACTATAGAGAAGTTGCTAAGGCTATCAAACAGTCGCAACAGAACGTCTATATCGAAAAGTACATGATGAGCCTATTTTTGTACGAAGTAGCAAGTCAAACACCTATGAACTTTGATATACCCACCACACAAACGATACAGACAGCTATAGAACAACCTATTGAGTTTATTAAGTTAGTGCCTACACTACAAAAACATCGTGATGATACATTGAAGCGTATTCGTATGCATATCACACAAGGTATTATGAGTGGCGAGGGCTATTCTAAGATAGCTAAAGCGTTAAGAGATGACTTAGGAATGGCAAAGGCACAATCAGTAAGAGTAGCACGTACAGAAACAGGACGTGCATTGTCACAAGCAGGATTAGATAGTGCAATGGTAGCTAAAGATAACGGACTCGATATGAAGAAACGTTGGTATGCTACTAAAGATACACGCACACGTGATACACATAGACACTTAGACGGTATTTTGGTCGATATTGAAGATAACTTTCATTCTAGTGGTTGTATAGGTCCTGCACCTAAGTTGTTTGTAGGTGTAGCTAGCGCAAAAGAGAACATCAACTGTCGTTGTAAGTTGCTTTACTACATAAATGAAGATGAATTACCTACAACTATGAGAACTAAAGAAGATGGCGTAATACCTTTCACTAACTATAGAGAGTGGGAGAAAGAGAAACGAAAAGGTGGTGCTTGATTATGGAGTTTAATGTGAAGGTTAATGTTGATGCTGATGAAGCAATTGAGAAATTAGAACGTATCAAAAAACTATACGAAGAAATTAATCAATTAAAGAACGATAGACCTGTTGTAAAGGTAGGAATAAGCAACGAAGCTGATACAGAAATAATTAGAAGTTATATTAATGAGAAAAATGCTGAAAATGCAAACTTTAACTTATTCTAGCTAACACTTAAATGTGTTGGCAATTTTGATGCCCAAATCATGCTCAAGGCGTTAAAAGGTGCAAACTCATGGTGGAAAAGACCACCGTAATAAAAAATGTGAGGAGTAATACAAATGAAACGAGAATTTTTACGTGGTTTAGGTTTAGAAGAGGAAACAGTTCAAAAGATTGTAGATGAACATCATGACACTTTGCGTGATTTTAAAAATAAAGCTGAGAAGACAGAATCATTGCAAGAGCAACTTGATAAAGCAAACAAAGAACTGGATAATCGTGACAAACAAATCACTGACCTTCAAAAGGCTAAAGATGGGGATAATCAAGAACTTAAAGATAAGTTAGCAAACTATGAAAAAGAAAATGCCCAATATAAAGCTGATATGAAGGAGTTAAAACTGAATAACGCTGTTAAGTTGGCAGTTGCTAAAGACGCAAACGACGCTGACGACATTCTAGCTTTCATCAACAAAGACGAGTTAGAACTACAAGACGACGGCAATGTTAAAGGTTTAGATAAAGCGATTGAATCGTTAAAAGAGTCTAAGCCTTATTTATTTGCTGAAAGTAAACCAAGTGGACGCACACCAGACGACGGTAAAAACGTAAATGGTGGGATTACACAAGAAGAATTTAACAATATGAGTGTCGCAGAGAGAACTAATCTATTCGTTAACGATAGAAAAACTTACGACACTCTAATAAACAATTAGAAAAGAGGTAATAACATATGGCACAAGGAACAACAACTAAAAGTACACAAATCGTTCCAGAAGTATTAGCACCTATGATGCAAGCAGAATTAGATAAGAAATTGAGATTTGCACAATTTGCAGACATTGACAGTACATTAGTAGGACAACCAGGTGACACTTTAACTTTCCCTGCATTTGTTTACAGCGGTGATGCTACAGTAGTACCTGAAGGACAAAAAATTCCTGTAGACAAAATTGAAACTAACAGACGTGAAGCTAAAATTCATAAAATCGGTAAAGGTACTGATATTACTGATGAAGCTTTATTGTCTGGTTATGGTGACCCTCAAGGAGAAGCAGTACGTCAACACGGTTTAGCTATTGCTAACAAAGTAGATAACGACGTGTTAGAAGCTTTACGAGGTACGAAATTAACAGTTAGTGGAGATATTGGTACATTAGCAGGTTTAGAAGCTGCAATTGACACATTCGATGATGAAGATTTAGAACCAATGGTATTATTCATTAATCCTAAAGACGCTGGTAAATTACGTTCTAGCGCTTCAGATAACTTCACTCGCGCTACTGAATTAGGCGATAACATTATCGTTAAAGGTGCGTTTGGCGAAGCGTTAGGTGCTATCATTGTACGTTCTAAGAAATTAGATGAGGGCGAAGCTATTTTAGCTAAACGTGGTGCAGTTAAATTAATCACTAAACGTGATTTCTTCTTAGAAACTGACCGTGATCCTTCAACTAAAACAACTGCTTTATACAGTGATAAACATTATGTAGCATACTTATATGATGAATCTAAAGCAGTTAAGGTTACTAAAGGCGCAGGAACTACAGACTCAGGCGCATAAAAGGAGGTAGTGACGTATGTATAAAGTAATCGAATACTTCACAGACTTACAAGATGACAACTACGAATATAACGTTGGAGATACGTTCCCTCGTAAAGGTTTAAATGTAAGTGATGAACGATTAGTCGAACTATCCACAAAAGAGAACCGTCAAAACAAGCCCCTTATTAAGCGTGTAGAGAGCGATAAAGACTTAAAAAGTATGAAAGTATCAGAATTAAGAGAACTCGCTAAAGAACGTGAAATAGAGGGCTTTTCTAGTATGAAAAAAGATGAACTCATTGAAGCATTAGGAAGTGTTGAGTAATGAACGCACAAGACGTTAAATTATTAAACAATCTCTCGCTCGATGATACTTCAAATGACGAAACAATCGAATTACTTATTGAAAAGTATCTGAATGTAGCTGAAGAATATTGTAATCAAACATTCAATAGGAAGTCATTACCTAGTAATGTAGAGAAATTCATTGCTAACTGTATTAAACAAGGTACGACTAGCAATATTTCTTCACGTACTATGGGTACTGTGAGCTACACTTTCGTTACTGATCTACCTAAGGAAACATACGGTTACCTTAAACCATTTAGACGCTTACGTTGGACTGGTTATCATGTTTAATCCATTAAAAGAGTTTCCTCATACAATCGAATTAGGCTCAAGAGAGGTTGTAGGAGAGTATCCACGTGAACAAGAGCGCTTTAAGAGCGAAAAAACAATACAAGGATTTATGGATACGCCTACTTCATCTGAACAACTCAAGTTTCATCAAATGAACCAATCATACGACAGAAACCTATATACGCCGTACAGCCTGCCAATAACTAACACAAACTTATTTAAATACAACGGTAAAACTTACGAAGTAGTAGGAGAACCTGTCGACCAAGGCGGGCAACAAGAAATCAACTTAACAAGATTGAGAGAATGTCCTATTGGCTAAGGTTAAATACGGAAATTGGGATTTAGTTAAGGAGCTTGAGGAGTTCGAAAAAGAAACGATTAGATGGGCTAAAAAAGGTATAGCCAAGACAACAACTATTATTCACAATTCAATAGTTAGTAACATGCCTGTTGACACCGGTTATCTTAGAGAAAGTGTTTCTATGGACTTTAAGAAGGGCGGATTAACAGGCGTTATTAATATCGGCAGTGAGTACGCAGTTTACGTCAACTACGGTACAGGGATATACGCAGTCGGTCCGGGTGGTAGTCGTGCAAAGAATATCCCGTGGCGTTACAAAGACGCAGACGGACATTGGCACACAACTAAAGGGCAACATGCACAACCCTTTTGGGAACCAGCAATTGATGAAGGTAGAGCGTTTTTCAACAAGTATTTTTCATAAGGTGGTTAAGATATGTGGGTATCAGTAGAACGGTATCTGTTTAACAAGATATATAACAAATTAAAGAGCAACCCTATCGTCAGTAAACAACTAGGCGGTAGGGTTTTTGATTGCGTTCAAAAAGACGCTGTTTACCCATATATCGTTGTGGGTGAAACAAACGTCACTAATAAAGAAACGACAACGAGTATGTTTGAAGATGTTGGCGTAACCTTACACGTGTATAGTCAAGCGAGAAATCGTGATGAAGCAGCGCAAATTATTCAGTTTTTAGGTCATGTACTTAATACTGAATTTGAAATCGAACATTACTCATTCATTAAAAGTCGGATTGATACACAAGAAGTGATAACTGACATAGATCAGTACACGAAACACGGTATCATCCGGCTTGTTTTTAAATACAGACACAATACTTTACAAAGGAGTGTAACGAATAGTGCAGAATAAATACATTGCAGCGTTACAAATCGCTGACAAAGATTTAGCAAGCAAGCTGAAAGAAGAAGATGCTATTCTGTTAGCTAGTTTAGCTGAAGGTGGACACACAATCAGTAATGACTTAGCTGAAATGATTACAGGTGGCAAAAAAGACTACGGTCGTAACTCTGTAGAAGAAGAAATCAAGTTAACTGTTGACCGTGTTCCTGGCGACAAAGGTCAAGAAGCTTTAAAAGAGTCAGTTAAAAACTTCAAGCAGTTACGTTTATGGATTTGGGAAGTTAAGAAACGTGACGGTAAACATCACGGTACTTTCGCTTATGTAATTGTAGAAGAGCACGAATGGTCATTTGATGATGAGGATGACAAAATCGAAATCACTGCAAAAGTTAAATTTAACAGTGCAGACGGTTCTGTTGATTCATTACCACCAGAATGGCTCAACCCTAGTGCTGCTGCTCCTACAGTTGAATGGGAAGATATGGGAGCTTATACAGACTCATATGAAAATCGTACACCTAGTGCTGGTGCATAACTTTACGAGGGCATTAAGCCCTCTATTTTTTTGTAAAAATAACAGAAAGAGGTTAAAGAATGACTGAAAATACAATCAACCCTATTACTGAATTAGAAATCAACGGAGAAGAAGTAGAAGCAAAAGCTACTTTCTTATTTGATAAAGCGGCTAAGAAATTCGCTAAAGACGAGCAAGATGAAAATGGTAAAACTACTAAAGTATCTGGTTTTAATGCTATTTATAACGGTATTTTAGAACGTGATCCAATCGCAATTGCAGACTTTTGGGAATGTGCAACGGCTTATTTAGGTAAAAATGCACCTAAACGTGAAGATATCGAACAAACACTAATGGAAATTATTGATGAAAAACAAGACTCTATCGAATTATTACAAGGTGCATTGCAAGTTTTAAATCATAGTGGTTTTTTCAAGCAGAAATCACGTCTATTCTGGACACAAATGAATTCAGCGCCATCTATGGTCAAAGAAGAAGAGAAAGAGTCTACGAAGAACGGTATCGAGTTCATGAAGAACAATTACAAAGAAATCATGGGCGAGCTACCTTACTAGATTATTCAGAAATACGGCAGATAACCAGTCAATACATAGGCTATCTTCCTTATGATGAATTAATGAGTTTGACGCCTAATGAATGGAAAGACTGGGTTGTAGGTCGTAGATTGGCGTTACTTGATGAACAAGAAACTTTATTATTTGGTGCTCAAGCTAACGGTCTTGTGCAAGCTGGTAAATCACTTAAACGATTACAGAAGCAATTAGAACGTGCAAGATACGAGGTACGTGGACAGTCAGAAGAATACGAACGTATGAAAGAACGTAAGTTAGCACATAACAAACGCATTAGAAATGTTCAGAAACAAGGTACACGACGCTTTATGAATTCGTTACGCAATACTAGTCAAAAAGGAGGTTAGCCATGAATAAAAACTTTATGGCTCGTATATCGGCGATTATTACTGATTTTCAAAGGAATATCAGAAAAGCTCAACGTATGGCTAAAACTGAAATACCCGATGAAATCGAAACACAAGTAGACGCCAACATAAGTAAATTTAAACGAGCCTTAAATACTGCGAAAGCAATGGCTCAACGTTGGCGAGAACATACCGTTGATATAGACGGAAATGCTAACCCTATCAAACGAGCAATTGCAGTAGTTAGAGAAAAACTACAACAGCTAAGAGATAAAGAAGTAGACATCAAAGGAAATAACAATCCCTTAAAACGTTCAGTATTAGGTGCTAAGGCTATGTTGGCAACCTTACATGATAAAACAGTAAAAGTTAACTTTGATACAAGAGGGATGACAAGAGCACAAGTATTAACTAGAGCTTTAAGTCAGTCTTTAGATGAATACGGCGACAAAATGGATAGATTAGCTACTCGTATTCGTACATTTGGTACTGTGTTTGGACAACAAATCAAAGGTGTGCTAATCGCTAGTTTTCAAGGTCTTATTCCTATTATAGCTGGTTTAGTACCCGCCATCATGGCAGTAGCTAACGCATTAGGCGTAGTTGCTGGTGGTGCATTAGGTGTAGCTGGTGCATTTGGTATTGCTGCAAGTGGTGCGTTTGCATTTGGTGCTATGGCGGTAAGTGCAATTACAATGTTGAATGACGGAACATTACAAGCCACTGCACAAACAAGAAGATATCAAGCATCTTTAGAACAAGTTAAGTCAACTTGGGAAGGTATTATAAAACAAAACCAAGCTCGAATATTCAATACGTTATCTAACGCTTTAGACACTGTTAACGTAGCTTTAGGGCGTATGAAACCATTCTTAGCAGGTATTTCTAAAGGAATGGAACAAGCGTCACAGAGCGTCTTAAAATGGGCTCAAAACAGTCAAACTGCGAGTAAGTTCTTTAACATGATGAATACAACAGGTGTTAAGACATTCAACACATTATTAAGTGCTGCAGGACGCTTTGGTGACGGACTTATTAATGTATTCACTCAATTAGGTCCACTATTCTTATGGACTGCTAAAGGCTTAGATAATCTAGGTAAAAAGTTCCAAAACTGGGCTAACAGTGTAGCAGGTCAGAACGCTATTAAGTCGTTTATTGAATACACTAAAACTAATTTACCTAAAATAGGTCAAATATTTGGCAATGTATTCATGGGTATTGGTAACTTGATGAAAGCATTTGCTCAAAACAGCTCTAATATCTTTGATTGGCTAGTTAAAATGACTGCTAAGTTTAGAGAATGGTCTGAACAAGTTGGTAAATCTGAAGGGTTTAAAAAGTTTGTTCAATATGTACAAGAGAATGGTCCAGTCATTATGGATCTAATCGGTAATATTGTAAGAGTATTGGTTGCATTCGGCACTGCAATGGCTCCAATAGCAAGTGCGATATTAAAAGTAGTAACAGCATTAGCTGGTTTCATAGCTAAGTTGTTTGAAACACACCCAGCTATAGCTCGAATGGTTGGTATAGGTATGATACTCGGTGGTATGTTGTGGGCTTTACTAGCACCAATCATCGCAGTAAGTACAATGCTATCTAATGTGTTCGGTGTAGGTTTAATCCAAGCTATCGGTAAAATGTTAGCTTTTGCTAGAAACACTCAAATACTTAGAAGTGCATTAAACTTAGTAAAAATAGCTTTCAGGCTCCTTATGAGCCCAATTAGTACAATTATGCGTATCTTACCTATGTTAAGTGGTGCTTTCCAAACATTGGGTGTAGCTATAGGCGCGATTTCATGGCCTGTATTGGCTATCATAGGCGTTATCGTCGCTTTAATAGGTATTATTGTTTGGTTGTGGAAAACAAATGAGAATTTCAGAAAAACTTGTGTTGAAGCTTGGAACACAATTAAAGATACGATAATGAACGCTGTAAAAACAGTGATTAACTGGTTTAATCAGTTCAGAGCGTCTATCGAACAAACGCTACAACCAATTATGCCTATCTTACAAATGTTAGGACAAGTAGCTAACCAAGTTCTTGGTTTCTTATTCATCAGCCTTATCAATGGTTTAGTAACTGCTTTCCAATTTCTTTGGACTGTGGTTTCAGTAGTATTCACTGCGATAGGTGGAATACTACAAGCTGCTACGCAATTAATTTTCGGTTTGTTTACTGCATTAATACAGCTCCTTACTGGAGATTTTTCTGGCGCTTGGCAAACATTACAAACTACGATTTCTAATGTAATGACTACGATTTGGAATACCATATTGTCAATTTGGAACCAAATTTCTAACTTCATATTCAACGTTTTAAACAGAATACTTGGTACTAATATCACAAGTTGGAATCAAATTTGGTCTGTAATTTCAGGCGCAGTTACTAGAATTTGGAACACGGTGTCAAGTTGGTTTTCACGTGTAGTTTCAACCGTTGCTCAAAAAATGATGCAAGCACTCAGTCGTATCATTTCTGGTGGTGCACAATGGGTTTCAAGTATCATTTCTGCAATGAGTAGATTTTTACAAGCAGTAGTTAGTGGTTTCTTCAGAGTGGTTGGCGCTGTAGGAAATGGCATGAGAACTGCATTAAATCGAGCTCGAAGTTTTATTGGAGGTTTCTTTCAAGCAGGTGTTGATATGATAGCTGGAATGATTAGAGGTATCGTTCAAAAAGCTAAAGATTTAGCAGCAGCTGCATGGAACGCTGCAAAAGGTGCATTGAACGCTGCAAAAAGTGCTTTGGATAGTCATTCTCCTTCTCGTAAATTCATACAACTAGGTAATGATAGTATGACTGGATTAGGTATGGGTATCTCTGAATATGCAGGAAAAGCTGCAAGAGAAAGTAAATTAGCGGCGTTAAAAGTTATGGATGCCTTCAACGCAGACTTAAAACCGGACTTTTTAGAAGAAGGATTGGCTGGTTTAGGAAACTCTTTCGATGCTCATATGAGCAAAGATGTACGTCATAGCATGCAAGAGAACAATAAACCTATCGTTAATGTGACTGTTCGCAATGAGTCGGATATACCAGCTATTAAATCTTACATTGAAGATTCCAACTCAAAAGACGCAAGTTTCGGATTATTTTAAAGGAGTGATTGTTAATTGATATTACATGATGTTGAAGTTTACAAAAATAAAGAACGTTTGCGTATTAGTAACAATCGCTTTACTGGTACTGCGTTGAGAGTTGTTTCTTACGATGTTAAAGGTGCAGGCTATGACCGAAAGTTTGATGAAATCGATCGTGTTAACGGTAGATTTCATAATGCTACTAAAGAAGAAAAGAAAAGTATATCTATGACGGTTAGGTACGATGTAGAAAAGATAGCTTATGCTTCTCATTTAAAAGCGAATATACAAGCTATGCTAAGAGGTCATTTTTATCTTAGAGAATTAGCAGCGTCTGAAAGTGAAATTAAATTCGAGAATATATTCGAACCTAAGGAACAATCTTTTGAACTAGAATATGTTGACGGCAGGCAGATACTTGTTGGCTTAGTTAACGAAGTGTCATTCGATACTACTAAAACGTCAGGTGAATTCACACTAGATTTCGAAACGATTGAATTACCATACTTTGAGAGTATTGGGTATAGTACAGATTTAGAAAAAGAGAGTGGTAATTTGAATAAATGGGGTATTCCAGACAAAAACCCGTTCAACACATCTCATAAAGAACGTAGATACACATTCTATGACACTAAAGTGGGCGATGTATATTACGGTGGTACAGCTGAAATTAACCAATTCAACCAAGATAGTGTTGTAGAAATGACACTTGGAGAAAATGTCAGTAAAAATGATAGCGATGGTTTTAACTTCTATATGACACATAGTGACATTATGAAAATAAGTGGATTAGAATTGAGAGCCGGTGATGTTATCAAATTTGACGGCATCCATGTATATCGTAATAACTTACGCATTGATGATTACAATAAGACGAAACAACAACCTGTGTTAATGCCTGGTTGGAATACTTTCCATACTACTAAGAAACTTCAAAAAATCACGTTTAAACACAAAAGATATTACTTGTAAGGAGGTTGCTTAATTGCCAATATTATTAAAAACGTTACAGGGCATTGGGCAATCCCTACCTGTAGAAACAAAATTAAACGAGAAATTAAATGAAGATGGCTCCTTAGAAATAGAAATGGTAGAAAACAAAGCTACATTCGACGCTATAGGGGCTATTACTAAAATGTGGACGATTACAGGTGTTGGTGGTGCAGATGACCTTAATGAATACCGTATCGTTATGTTAGATAAAACGACTGTAGGACAAAAAGAAAAGTTAACAATCAAAGCACGTCCTGTTGAATTAGATGACCTAAACAATTTAAGAGTGTATGAAGTATATAACGGTAGTTTTACAGGAAAAAGGTACTTTGATTTAGTTTTTAAAGATACGGGTTATAAGTATGAATTACACGCTAAAGTTTCATCGTCTAAATTTGAAAATCTAGGTAACCATGATACAAACTTAGAACTATTCAAAAAAGGTTTAGAACGTTACGACCTAGAGTACGAATACGAACCTAAAACAAAGACTTTTCACTTGTTCGATGTTGTTCAACGTAAGGCTGACTATTATATCAAAGCAGGCGTTAACGCTAACAATGTAAAGGTGCAAGAGGACGCTTCTAAATGTTATACCTACATCAGAGGTTATGGTGGCTTTGATGAGCAACAAACTTTCAACGAAGCTAGCTTGCAATATGAGTATACACACCCCTTAGCTGACTTAATAGGCAAACGTCATGCACCACCTGTTGTAGATGGACGCATAACTAAAGGGGATACACTCAAAAAAGCTATGGAGTTAGTTATACAAGAAAGTTTAAAAACGTCTGTAACACTAGATTTCATTTCTTTGCAAAAACATTTTAAAGAAGCAGTACCTAGAGTTGGGGATATTGTGAATGTAATTGATGATTTAATAGGTTTAAATGAGTTTGTTAGAATTATCGAAATCACTACACAACGAGATATTAACAACAAGATTATCAAACAAGACGTAGTGCTTGGGGATTTCAGATTACAAGATAGATACATGAAAGCAGTAAATACTGCTGCAAATTATGTTAAATCTATCAAATCTAACAAATCTGATCCAGCTAAAGATTTAAGGATGATTCAAGCGCAAAACAATGCAAATACTAAGACTGCGCAAGATTTGCAGAAGAAAACCGATGATATAAAAAGAAAATTAGAAAGCGCACATGCAAAGAGTGTTACAACTGCAAATGGTACTATCGTTCACGACTTTACACCTAAGTCTAAGATTAGAAAAGTTAAAACAATAGGTACTATTGGAGATTCTGTAGCTAAAGGTACTGGCGCTAAAACTAACTTTACGCAAATGTTAGCTAAGAAGATAAAGGCTAAATCAACAAACTTAGCTGTTAGTGGTGCGACAATGAGCACAAACAAAGATAATAGCATTTATGAACAAGCAACCAAAATTAAAGCTGATTTAATCATTGTGCAAGGTACAGATGATGATTGGACTAATGATATTAATATAGGCACTGATAAAACGGATACTAAAACGTTTTATGGTGCCTTTTATAGTGCTATCACTAAAATCAAGAGTAATAACCCTAACTCTAAAATAATTGTTATGACACCCACTAAACAATGTTATATAAAAGACGGCAAAACCGTAAGAAAAGACACTACTAAGAACGATTTAGGTCACACTTTAGCTGATTATGTAGATGTTCAAATAGACGCTTGTAACGAACTGGATATACCTGTGTATGACGCTTATCATTCAACACAATTCAAACCCAATATACCTTCGTACAGAAAATCGAGTATGCCTGACGGGGTACACCCTAATGAAAAAGGGCACGAGGTCATTATGTATGAATTGATTAAAAACTTTTATGGTTTTTATGGCTAAGGAGGTCAAAAAAATTGAAATTAGATAACTTAATTACGAAACTTCACTCGTACTTTAGTCAAAAGTTTGTAAGTCAACTTGAGAATAACTTCGAACAAATAAAATACTGGACTAATAAAAGTGATGATAGCTTTAACGAGCATTTAACCACTCAAAAAAATGCGCATACAACTGATCAAATCAAACACAAAACTACAAAAGGTAAAGATGTCGTATTATCTAATCATGAAAATTATCAAGATGAACTTATTGAACATCTTGTGTTAGGTCATAACGGTGATGGCAATAACGAATTAAAAGCTAGTCACACATCAATGGACGCTCAAAGTTTCGATTCTTTACACCAACGTCTATATCACGACTTTTTAAGAGAAAGTAACGCTAGAGAAGAACTAAGAGCCGACTTAACTAAGAAAATACAACGTATTGTCAATGTTGATGATTTCGGAGGAGATCCAACAGGACAAAAAGACAGTACAAAAGCATTTCAAGACGCATTAGGTAACGGCAATGTACAGGTAACTATGAGTGGCGGTACTTACCTTACAACAGGTATTAAAATGCCTAACAACTCTCGTTTGGTAGGACAAGGTAAAGACATTACTACTATTAAGCTAATGGATAAAACACCAGCAGAGAACATAGGTATCACTAACTTAAAAATGAGTGGTGGAGCTGAAAACATTTCATTAGAAAGTTTTTCGTTCAATGGGAATAAGTTTAGACAAAATAAAACACTTAAAGCTACCGGTGGCTCTCGTTCATCTAACATTAGATTTGCAGGTGTAACTAATGGTTACATCTACAACGTCAAGTCGTATGACGCTTTGTTACATTGTATCGATGTAACATACGCAAACGACAATTATTACTACGAGGGCGATGGTAATCGCGTTCCTTATTCATTAGAAAGTAAACATATATTTATCGATAATTGTGAGGTATATGGTTGTGGAGATGACGGTATTACTACCCATCACTCTCGTTACATTACAATTTCTAATTGTTATGCACATACACCAACAGGTGGAAGTAATAACAATGGTATAGAAATTGACGATGGCTCACAATATGTGTTCTTATCAAACAACAGAACCAAAGGTAACTTCGGTGGTTTAGAAATCAAAGCACACAGTAACACAAGTGCTGCAAGTGGCGTATTCGTTAACGGTCACGTATCAATCGAAGATACAAGAGCTTACAACATTCGACACATCGGTCATCATAGAGCTAAAACGGACAATAAAAGTTTGACTGCTTATGACGTGGTGCTAAATAATTGCTTAGCTTTAAACCCTAAATACAATGGTGTGTATCCAGGCTCAACACCTAGAGCATTATTAATCAGTGCTTATAAAAATGTATCAGTCAATAATTTCACTGCAATTGGTGATGATGATTTTGGAAAATTAGAAGGTGGAAAACTAGATAAAAAACAACCAGCAATAGCCATCCAATTCATGTCCGAAAACATCTCGCTTAATAATATTAATGTGCGTAACTTTAAAAATGCAGAAGTAGATATTAGATTATTTGGCGGAGATAATAGACCGTCTAGAGTATCACTAAATAACATAAATATTTGGAATTCATCTAACAATATCGGTATCGGTGTTGGAAGTAAAATATACGACACTAAAATAACTAATTGTAACTTACACGGCAATGGTTCAGGTATAGGATTACGTTTGACAAATAACCACGCTATGATTAGTGGTATCACAGCAAACAATTATTCAACACCTGCATGGATAGCCGGCGAAAAATACGACACACCTCCTACAGTTGGAAAAGGTGGAGCTAGTATAGCATCTACTGGAAGTGCAGGCGTAGCAAACGCTAGTGCAGTGATTGCATCTACAGGTGGATCAAAAGCATACAGTAATCGTAGCTTTGTGTTAGGTTCAGGTGCTAACTCCAAAGCTTATGGATCTCGTAGTGGTATTATCAACGCACTTAATTCCGAAACAGATAAGTCAGGACATACGCAACTAATCCTTAATAGTAACAGGGTTAAATCTCCAGGAAACTATCACGTTGTTGGTGGTTATGGCTCAAAAGGTGGTCCTTCAACTTCAAATATTAAATTTGACTTAAGCACATACTCCGGAAATCTTACTTTAGCAGGTCAACTTAAACAAGATAGTGCCGATATCGCAGAGTTATTTGAGTCACAAAATGGATTAGCAGTTGATTTAGGAACTATCGTTACTTTAGACGGAGATAAAATAAGAAAAGCGCAACCTAGTGACGAGCCTATTGGTGTCATTTCTGGCACTGCTGCATTAGTCGCTAACGAAAAAACATTCCACCATAAAGATAGATTCTTAAAGAATGAATACGGTGTAACGATTACAAATAGAAAACAAGTTGAGTTTGTAGACGATGAGGGCAATGTTTCATTCGAATGGCGTGATGTACCAGTAGAAAACCCTGATTATGACGATAGCATTAGTTACGAATCTCGTTCAGAAAGACCTGAATGGAATGTAGTCGGATTATTAGGCCAAATCTACACAAACATTGAAAAAGACGTTATACCAGGTGACTATATCAATGGTAGAGCAGGTGTGGGTTACAAAGATAATGTAAATGGTAAAGGTAGAGTCATGAAGATAACTTCTGAATACACTGAAGAACGTGGCTGTGCAATAGCATTAGTATTGTGGGGTGCTAAATAATGGAATTAGAAAAAGTAGGTAAACTCGATTTAAATGAAGAACCATATTTACAACCGATATCTAATAGAGGTATCGGTTTTTATAATCTCGATAAAAACACTGCTAAATTTCAATTTGTAGTACAAAAAGACAACAAACCTTTGCTAATCAGTGACAAGAATGTTAAGGGGTATGCTTTCTTTAAAGCTGCGAACGGAACAGAAGAAAAACGACCTAGTACATCGGGTGTATTAGACGTAGAATTCATTGATCCAATGAAAGGATTAATAGGTATTACGGTACCTCAATGGTTTTTAAAAAACGTTGTCGATTCTGAAGTGTTGGGTGAAATTTACTTATCACTCAATGATGTAAACAATGTAGGAAAAGACGACACTGTTGTATTAGGTACTTTTAAATTTACAGTACGTGATAGTCTTATTAATCAAATAGAAAGTGATATCAAAGTATCTTACATTCGTATGTTTGATGACTTACGCACAGAATTAGAAAAGAAAGTGCAACAACTCAAACAAGATATAGGCGATACACAAACGTTGATTGAATCTATTAAGCAAACAGCTGAAGAATACCTCATTAAAATAAACAAGGCTCAAGCAGACGCTATTGTTTCAATTACAGACGCATTATTGTCGTCTAACCAAAGCATTGACTTAGAGAGAGAAGAAGCGTTAAGACAAATAGATGCTAAACGTGACGCTATCAAGACGGATTATGATTTAGCTTCAGATACATTCCAAAAAATTTATGATAGCAATGTGGACGCTTTTAATTCAAATGTTAATCAAGCTAACACAACAATTGATGAAAAGCTACAAACATTTAATGAAACCCTTGAAAGAGATGGCTTTACTACTCCTGAATATGTAGAAAGTAAGTTTACAGAAAAGGATTGGCAAAAATTTAAATTAACAAATGATGATGGTACTAATTTTTATGATGCTAACCTACAAATAGATTTCGATAATAACGAACAATTAATGTCTTTACCGATAGGAACTAGATATGTTGTTCTTACTTTGAACAACCCAACTGGAACAAATAATAATGGGTGGTTAACAAAGTATAAAAGAAATGGAGATACAGTTCTAATACAATACCAACCTTACAATTCAACTGTAATCTACCAAAAAAGATTTTATAAGAGCTGGAGTGGTTGGGAACGTGTCGGTTCAGATGTTGTAGATACTGGTTGGATTGATTTACAACTAGTGAACAGTGCGTCACCTCATAACGACTTAGTTTCCAAAGGCGGATTTACTAGTGCGTACAGAACAATCACACAAAATGGAATTACTAAGAAAATGTTACGCATTAATGCTACAACTATCAAACATGGACAGACTATTGCACTTTTACCTAAAGAATTCGTCAAAAACTTAATGTTTTTCTCAATAAGTGCACCTAGAAACAAAAACAGCGGACGTATTTCGTTGAACACATCAGGAACAGTGAATTTTGACGCTACTGTAGATCCATCAGCGTGGACTGATACAGATTATATTTACGGTCAATATGAATGGACGGAGTGATGAAATGAAAGTAGTTTATTTATGGAAAAATGGACAAGCAATTATTGTTCACAAAAACGAAGAAGATGAATATGTTTATCCTGATGAAAAATGGACTGAGAACAAACCTCCTCAAGGTATTATCTTACCTTGCTATTATGACGGTAAACAATGGGTTGGACAAACTCAAGATGAGCTAGAAAAGATGTTGCCCGAAGTGGAAATTCCTGTTGATGACAAAGATATTGCTATAGCTAAATTAACTAGCTTAGTTGTCGATTTACAAGAAGAGGTTATGAGTTTGAAACAGAACATCGCACTAATAACTGAAGAACAAGCAAATCAAAAATTGGGGGAAGCATAATATGGACAAAGTAGTAATCGATTTATATAAGAAAAAATTATACACTGACGAAACTTTTAAAAAGTTTGTTAGAGTTGGTTGGATTACTCCGGAACAATTTAAAGAAACTACAGGTAAAGATTACGAACCACAAGTTAAATAGCTTGTGGTTTTTATTTTAAGTGAAGTAGGTGTTTATATGACAGAAAGTAGCCAAAGAGGGGATTACGAAAGACGTATAAAAAGATTGGAAGATAACGACGAAAAAATCTTCAACTCTTTGGAACAGATAAAAGACGGACAACACAATCAAAATTTGATTAATCAAAAAATGAATTTCACTTTGGACTCTATCAACAGAGAGAGAGAATTAGAATCTCAAAACAAAAAAGAAAATCAAAAAAACATCAAAGACATTAAAATGTGGGTTTTAGGATTGGTTGGTACTATAGCTGGTTCTTTAATCGTAGCAGTATTAAGAATGTTTTTCGGTGTTTAAAGGAGGTGAGTTACCATGTTCGGATTATTTTTAGGCGCAAGTTTTTGGGAATGTTTTTGGTTTGGCAAATGTAAATAATTAGATTATTAAGTCGGCTTTCGAGCCGGCTTTTTATTATCCCAGAAATGAGGTGGATATATGGGATTACCTAGCCCTAAAAAAAGAAAACCTACTGCTTCGGAAGTTGCAGCATGGGCAAAGAGTAGAATTGGAAAAAGATTAGATGTCGATGGTTATTATGGAGCACAGTGTTAAATCTAGCACCTTTGATGAGTAATCATCATAGCAAACTCCTCTAATTCATGGAAACCCTAAACAAGTTATGTTGTAGGCAATCATGAGCGAAGCCTATAAATAGGAACGTGCAACGACTAGTCGAAAGACGTACACTCAAGCGAGTGGAAACGGGGAGCAACCTAAATGGTTGATGATATAGTCTGAACATTCATAGAAATATGAAGAAGGTGACAAGTAGCGATTGTCATCGTAACAAAATTGTGGGATTTACCTAACTATATTTTTAAAAGATATTGGGGCTTTTTCACAACAGGAAACGCTATAGCTATGGCATGGTATAGATACCCTAGAGGATTTAAATTTTATAGAAACACCAGGAATTTTGTTCCGAAACCTGGAGATATGGCTGTATGGGGGAAGGGTTCCTATAATAATGGTACAGGACATACAGCTGTTGTAGTAGGTCCATCTAACAAGCGTTACTTCACCAGTGTGGATCAAAATTGGCGAAATGCAAACGGTTATACCGGTTCTCCCGGTTCGTTAGAAAAACACACATACTATGGTATAAGTGGGTTCGTCAGACCTCCCTACCACGCAGAAACTAAGAAACCATCGAAACCAAGTAGTACACCGTCTAAACCCTCTAACGACAACACTCCTAAAAATACAAAAGAACAAACGAAACCTATAACTAAAGAAATTACCAAAGTTTCCTATACATCATTCGCATACGATTTAGACGATGATTTGGAATACATTTATCATTATATGGTTGAAGGTCAAAAGTTGATAGGAAAAGTAAAAGGTATATATATCAAAGAGAGTACACATATGCGTTCTGTTGAAGAATTATATTTACAACGTAATAAATATGTGAATGAAGATGAATACCCTCATGTATATATAGACCGTGAGCGTGTATGGACGCCTCGACCTGATTCTGAAGAAGCACCAGAACATCCAGGTTGGCTTGTCATGGAAGTATGTGGCGGTCAAACAGAAAGTAAACGTCAATTTATGCTTAACCAAATCAGGGCGTTAATCTATGGTGTTTGGTTACTAAGTTGGAGTAAGATAAAACTTTCTGAATCATCAATTAAAGCAGATCCTAACATTTGGCGTTCTATGAAAGATTTGATTAATTATGACTTGATTAAAAATGGTATTCCTGATGAAAGTAAGTACAAAGAAGTTGAAAAGAAAATCATCGGTTTATACCTGAATCGAGATAAATTACAAACAGAAACAATCACAACTACCACTACAAAGATGAAAATAAAAGTAAAAGGTAAAACGTCTGTAGACAATCCTACACAAAACAATACAACATCTAAAGACGGTAAATCTGTAAGCAAAACACCTACTAAACCTAGAGTAGTTGTAGAGAAAAGTAAATATACATTCCAACAAGCGCTTAATGCACAAATGGCTCATGGTATGCCTCAAAAATCTTATAGTTGGGGTTGGGGTAACGCCTCTAGGTCTCAAACAAGTAAATATATGAACCCAACTACTATATGGAATAGTTCAACCCAACGCTATCAAATGCTGGATTTAGGCAAGTATCAAGGTATATCCGTAAGTAAGTTGAACAAGATACTTAAAGGCAAAGGTACTTTATCCGGACAAGGCAAAGCTTTTGCAGACGGTTGTAAGAAGTACAATGTAAATGAAATTTACCTAATCGCTCACGCTTTCTTAGAAAGTGGATATGGCCGTAGTAACTACGCTAGTGGACGATATGGCATTTATAACTATTTTGGTATTTCTGCATATGATAACAACCCAGATGCTTCAATTGCATACGCTAGACGTCAAGGTTGGACTAGTCCACGTAACGGTATTATAGGTGGCGCTAAGTTTGTTAGAAAACAATATTTTAATAAAGGTAAAAACACATTATACAGAATGCGTTGGAACCCTAAAAACCCTGGTTACATGCAATACGCTACTGCGATTGAATGGTGTAACTTCCAAGCTACAACTATTAGTAGCTTATATAAAAAAGTAGGATTAAAGGGTATGTACTACATTCGAGATAAATATAGATAACAAGGCTATTCACTGTCAGTGGGTAGCCTTTAATAATCAATAAGAGGTGCATTTATGGTACAAAAATTACAAGATGTAGAAACAAATATTAATGTTAGTACTGTAGAAAATGGCTTTATAGGAGCTAATTTCTATACAGAAGACGACGGATCTTCATATATTCGCATTGCTATTAAAGATAACAACGAGGCCCTTAACTTCAACAACACGGATATGACACCTCGATTAGATTTATTTAGTTCAGATGGTTCTATATTTACAAATGAACCTTTAGACATCCTTGTTCCAGAAGGAGGGGTTATCCAATATAAGGTATCAGACAATGTTATTAAACATGCAGGTAGAATGGATGCAAAGTTATTTTTATCTAATAGTAAAGATAGTGTGCATGTCGCTAACTTTTATTTCACTATCACAGACAGTGGAATGACTGGACCGATTGGTAAAGAAATTCATGTAGATTCGTTACAAGATTTAGTAAAAAATGTTATGAAAGAGAATGCTATAGGATTATTAGATGATGATTTTAAAGATAAGTTAGAAAACGATTTAAAAGTATATATGGAGGAAAATGCTGATACATTCAAAGGAGAACAGGGCGCTCAAGGCGCAATTGGTCTGCAAGGACCTAAAGGAGAGCCTTTCCGATACGAAGATTTCACGCCAGAGCAACTCGCTAATTTGAAAGGAGAGCAGGGCGTACAAGGTATTCCTGGTGAAGATGGGAAACCATTCACATATAGTGATTTCACTCAAGAGCAGTTAGAGTTGTTAAAACCTAACTGGACGGACACAGATTGGCAATCACTTCCACTTGTTAATGGAGTTGCACAAGCCGGCATATATAACAAACCTTCTTATAGACTGGTTTCAATTAATAATGTTAACGTAATATTCATTAAAGGTGCAATAAGTGGCGTAAGTATGAAAGAAATGGCTTTTGCGAAATTCCCTAAAAACATTGGGGATATGATAAAAGATTATAAACAATACACGAAATCGAGTATTAATACGAGTCAAGCGATTATCTATAATATCACCATCGCTCAAGGTGGCGATTTAAAAATTACATTTGATCCTAAGTATGAAGTGAAGTCGTATGACATGTACTACATTGAAGGAACAATTGTTTTATAGGAGGTAAAATATGAAAACAAAACAAATTTATTTCTATGATGGAACTCCATATTTGGTTATAGAAAACAAAAGAGGAGACATGGAATTCCCGAAAGGAAAATGGACAGAGATAGAACCTCCGGAAGGGATATTCACCCCTTGTCATTTTGACGGAGAAAAATGGATAGGAACATCACATGAAGAATGGTTAAAAAAACAACCTAAAGTTGAAACAGAAGAAATTCCCGATGATAAAGATGTTTTAATATCGGATTTAACTTTACAATTAATGAAAACACAAGATACAGTAGCAAATCTACAAAATGATATAGCGAATTTAACATTACAAGTTTTGGAGAGTGATATTAATGCGTAACATAGGTATCAGATACTATAAAATGGGTTTATACAATGAAGAACAATTTGCTTTATTTGTTAAAAGAGGATTTGTAACTCCCGAAGAATATTTAGAATTAACGGGTATTGAATATGATTTGGAAAATGCACATGTATAACTAATTCGCCGGACTTTTTAGTCCGGTTTTTTATTGGAGGTAAAACATGCTAATAAATGTACTTAACTTAAATGACTCTCAAGACGGTAATCGCATTAAACAAGGTGATTTATCACATATGCGTTATATCTTAACAGATACTAACAAAGATGATTTAAATTTAGATGGATTACCTGCAAAAGTATTTTTGACAGATGAAACGGGTGTTAAATATATCTACGACACTACAGTTAGGCAATATGACAATTTCTATGTGTGTGATGTAGTTATCAATCAAATTATCCCTGCTAACATATACACACTAGAAATATGGGTTGATAACAAGTATGTATTCCCGTCTGATAAGAAAACGAAAATCGAAGTAACTGAAAGTGCGATTGGTAGACAATTAATCAATACACAAAACCATGATTTGTGGCAAGAGATGATTGAATACGGTGTAAAAAACGGATTGATTAAGAATCAAACTGAAAACGAAGAAAATTTTGTCATTGGAGAGAACGCCCCTAATGACACAACTAAAATTTGGATTGATACTACTGGAGGTAATGAATAATGAAAGCTATTCCTAAAATTTTCGACAAAGAAAAAGGGCAATGGATTGAACTGATGGCTAAACCTATCGCCGAAGAAGTAGTTAAGATAATGAAAGATGATTGGTTATCTAATAAGAAAACAATTGACTATTGGTTATTACAATATACAGAGGGCGTAGTCGAGCCTATACAAGTTGCTATATTTACCGATGGCAATGAAGTTGATGAAACGTTAAAAAGTAACTTAGAATGGGCATTTAAAAGCTATGTATTTAATTTACAAAACAAAAAACTTTTTAATTTACAAAGTTTTATAAATGATTGCTATAGCATAAAAATAGATTTACCCAAACAGTTCAAAGTCAACGCTACTGTAAAATTTGATAGTTTAGATGAGCCTATTTACTTACAGGAAATAGACAATATGACTACTAATGTTGATGTAATAGGTATGTTAGATGAATCTTCTAAAGGTTCAATTGAAGTGAAATATATTTACAATGACCACCCTATAGAAGAAAAGAAATTAATAAAAGAGAACAAGTAATTTAAGTCAACGCAATGCGTTGGCTTTTTATATTATCTTAAAGGAGATATTAGTATGAAAACAGATGTAGGTTCAATTGTAAGAACAATAGTATTTATCTTAGCTTGGGTTAACCAATTTTTAGCTACTAAACACATTTCGCCTATTCCAGTAGATGAAGTGACTATCAGCTCTATCATCACTGGCGCAGTGTCTTTATGGACTTGGTGGAAAAATAACAACTTCTCTCACGCAGCACAAAAAGGGCAACAAAAATTACATGAAGTTAAAGCTGGAACAAATTCTACAGGTGGTGCGCCTCAAACGAACGGAGATGATTTCTAATGGTATCTGTTAGAACATATAAACAATCAATTGCATATTTAAAAAGTTTAGAGGGCAAAGCATTAAACCCTGACGGTGCTTATGGTTTTCAATGTTTCGACGTAGCTAACCAATATTGGCTTTATTTATTCGGTCATACTTTAAAAGGTGTGGGTGCTGCAGACATTCCGACATGGAACAATTTTACAGGAGAAGCTACTGTTTATGAGAATACACTATCATTTTTAGCTAAGCCTGGAGACGTCGTGATATTCAATAGAAATTATGGTGAGGGTTACGGTCATGTTGGTATCGTCATTTCTGCTACTTCTAATTCTATAACGATACTTGAGCAAAATTGGCTTGGGGGTGCTTATTGGACACCTCCTGAAGTTACTACAAGACGTACACATGGTTATGACTTTCCTATGTGGTTTATTAGACCGTTCTACGCTAAAGAAACGACTAAGAACAAAGTTAAAAGCAAAACTAAACCTGTTAAGAAAGCGAAAGCTAAAAAAGGTAAGAAAATCTTACTTGTTGCAGGTCATGGTAAAGGCGCTTATTCAAATAATCCAGGTGCCGTAGCAAACGGATATAATGAACGTGACTTCAATAGAAAAGAAATCATACCTAGAATAAAGAAATATCTTGAAAGTGTAGGAAATACAGTTGTGTTATATGGTGGTAAATCAATGAACCAAGATTTATATCAAGATACGCTATATGGACAACGTGTAGGTAATTATTCTGACTATGGTTTATATTGGGTTAAAAAGAATGTTAAGCCTGATGTCATTGTAGAATTCCATTTAGACGCTGCAAGTCCTCAAGCAAGTGGAGGGCACGTTATTGTTAGCGATAGATACCCTGCTGATGATATCGACAAAGCGTTATCCAGTGTATTAGGTAAGACGGTTGGTAAAATTAGAGGTGTAACACCTAGAAACGATTTATTAAACGCTAACGTTACAGGACAACTCAATTTAAATTACAGATTAATAAAGTTAGGTTTCATCACTAGTAAAAAAGACATGGACTATATCACTAAGAACGTCAATGAGTTTACTAAACGACTTGCCGAAGCTATTAACGGTAGACAAATCAATGCACCTAAGAGTAAACCGTCTAAAGCTAAAACAACGTGGAATTGGACAGGTAAATTCACTGCTAACAGTACTATTAAAGTACGTAAGTCACCTGGACTTAAAGGGAGTGTAGTTGAAAGTGGTTCGTGGTTATACAAGGGGAATTATGTTCCTTTCGACCAAGTAATCAAAAAAGATGGGTACTGGTGGATTAGATTTAAATATGTTCAGCCAGGCTCAAGTAATAAACATTTCTATTGTGCCGTTTGTAAAATCACAGACAAACAGCAAAAAATTAAAAATGAAAAATACTGGGGTAAAATAGACTGGAAATGATATAATTAAATTACCACGTCATTATACAAGGGTAGTCGCTATGGCTACCCTATTTTTTATTGTATAATAATCTTTGTCCCTAATTTCAAACTAATACTATATTCTAAACCACGTTCTTATGAGCGTGGTTTTTTGTGTACACGTGTCAAATACGTGTCAAAATAGTTATAATCTTTTAGTTCTATTTAGAAAATAAATCTTTGAAAACACTGTACTTATGGCTATTTAGTTTTATTTAGAAATTTATTTTTATCCCTCCGTTTCCGT